GCGGGGGGACGGCCCCGCGGGTGCCGCGGGGGGATGCCCCGCGGCCCCGCCGGGGGGAATGCCCGCCGGTGCGCCCGGTGGCATGGCGCCGCCGATGGCATTGCCGCCGAATGTGACGCCGCTACAACAGGAAATCGAAGTATTCGATCTAAAGATCCGCACTACAAAGCGGATTATGCAACTCGAAATCGATCCAGTGCCGCCCGAAGAATGCCTAGTCGATAATGATTGCACGTCGCTAGATTTGGATGAAGCGGACTTTGTTTGCCATCGAGTACGTAAACCCTACACGCTATTGGTCAATGAAGGTTACGACCCCGATGAACTCGATCAAGTCGGTTTGGGCCAGGACTACCAATGGAACGATGAGCGCGTTAATCGTCTATTTTACGAAGATGAAGACCCCGACGCCGAAGATGAAGACGATCCAAGTATGCGAGAATTTTGGGTCCACGAATGTTATTGCTGGCTCGACTTTAACGGCGATGGTATTGCTGAATTTCGCCGCATTATTTTAATCGGCGATCGTATTTTTGAGAATGAAGAAACCAATTATCAGCCGATGATCGCGATGTCGGCGATACTCATGCAACACAAACATACAGGCATGAGTTACATCGATATCATGAAAGATTTGCAATTGTTAGGGTCCGTATTGACCCGGCAAATGCTCGATAATATCTATAAGATCAATGTGCGCCGTAAAGTATTTAGCGAGGATGCGCTAACCGAAGACGGCGCCACTATGGAGGCGATACTTAATACACAAGCGGAATTTATCCCGGTCCGCGGACCCGCCCAAAATGCGTTTGTACCGGAACCGACGCAATCAATTGTCGGTGAATTATTACCCGTAATTCAGTATTTCACCGAATCCGGTACGGCGCGGACCGGGGTATCACCAGAAACCCAAGTAGACCCGAATTCATTGCAAGAGATCCGCCAGGACGTGTTTAGCAATGCCATGGACCGCGCCAGTCAACGCATCGAAATGTTAACGCGCATCTTTGCCGAAACGGGCTATCGAAAACTGATGTTAAAAACGCACCAGTTATTGCGCTCGCATTGGGATATCGAGAAAACAATTAAACTTCGCGGCGAATGGATCGACGTCGATCCGCAGGGATGGCGCGACCGCACGGATATGTATGTCAATGTCGGACTTGGATTCAACACCAAAACCCAACAGCTACAAATGTTGATGGAACTGCTTAACATGCAGAAAGAAGCGGCGGCGCAAGGTATGTCGGACCCGGCGCGCATCTATAACACGTTGGAGCGTATGACCTACGCCGCGGGCCTGGGCGACGCAAGACAATCGTTCATCGATCCGGATTCGCCGGAATTCCAGCCGCCGCAGCCGCAACCCGATCCGCAAGCGATACTAGCGCAAGCGCAAGCCGAAGCGTTAAAGATGGAGCAGCAACGCAAAATGGAAGAATTCCAAGTTAATGCCCAAATCGATCAACAGAAAACCGCAATTCAGGCCCAAGTTGAGCGCGCTAAATTGCAAGACAAACAAGCCGATCGTGAAGTCAAACTACGCGAGATAGCACTAAAAGAGATTGAGCTAGAGCAAAGCGGGCGCCTAGCTGAAGGCGAACTAAGCGCAAAAATCGACAATATTCGTGCGGATACACGATTAAAAGATGCAAACGCCGATAAGTCGATGGCAGACGCCGCGGCAACGGTAGTCGAAGCAAGCGAAGCTTACGCGCAAGCGGTTCAAATGGCGTCCGAATCAGCCGAACTCAACGAAGGGGGTGAACTAACCGATGCCGGATCTGAAGAAGAAGATAACACCGAAACCGGCGCAAAAGACTAGCCCGACCGTACTTAACATCAGTACGTCTGCGGTTGAATTAAAAACCCCGTCGGTCAAAGTCGAAGCGCCACAAATGACGTTGGAATCAACGGTCATTGACGCATTAGCTAACGCTATTATGAATGTCGCCAAACAACAAGGCGAGATACTTACGGCTATTAATAAGCAAACTGCGGCTATACAAAAGTTAGCGGATAGTAAACAAGATATTAAAGTCGAAGCGCCGACGGTGAAAATGTCGCCGCGTCCGAACCGTTTTTACGTGTCATTGGATAAAGAGAACGGCGAAACCGTCGGGATGCAAATCGAATCGTCGCATTAGGCGATAGGCGTGGTATATTAATATCACATTTCTGATAAATTTTACCTACAGAGGTATAGCAATGGAAAACGGGAAATTCACCGGTAGTACAAAATCATCGGCAACTCAGGCGCCCATGGACAAGAAAGGCGGCAACCTGGGCAAACCGATCGGCGACACCGGTAAGAAATGTCCGAAGGGCAATCCAAAAACGCGCGGCGCCGCGGATCGATATATCTAAGTGGTAGATCGAAAAAACGCGCAAGTTCGCGGTAAACGTCAAACGCGGCGCGAAGCGCCGGACGTTCAAGCCGATGAGGCGCAACGGTTGTTAAACGACCCCGCGTTTATTCGCGGATTCGATGCCGTCAAAGAGGGCATGATTAACGAAATCGTCAATCTCAAACACGACGGACAACCAGCAACCGACGATTACGAACGCGAATTATGTCGCACGTTACGCACCTTAAATAGTGTGCGACGTGCTATTGCGATCGGCGTTCAAGGGCAAAAACTACGCCTTGCGGAATTTCAATCGCAAGGCAATAACGGGGAATAACTATGCCGGGTGATAACGGACAATCTGCTAATGAGCAAGGTTCCGACATTCGATCAGCCGCAAACAGGATCGAAGGTTTACTTGATGACGATGGGCAATTTAATCCGAACCCGGAGCGAATAAGCCGCGCGCATCCAGATTATGACGAAACAACGGATTCACGTTCGCAACAGCCGCAACGTGACGAAAAGGGACGGTTCCGCAGATCCGCGCCGGAATCAGAAACAATGCCTACCGACAATGCCGATGTCGAGCAGGTAGCGGATAGCGAAGACGTAACCGACGACACTCAAGCGGAAATAGCCGAGAGTGACACGAAAGAAACGTTTGAGCAGTCAGCAGAAACAGAATCCGAACAGCAAAGCGAAGAAACGGACTCGATTCAGACGTTAAGCGAACTTGCGGCGGCGCTCGAAATTCCTATTGAAGAATTGACCGGGCAACTCACGCATACTTTTCGCGCCGCCGATGAAGACGTTACCGTTACCCTTGCCGAGTTGACGGCGGGATACCAGAAAGACGCAGACTATCGTAGAGGCACTAGCAAACTTGCAGAAGAACGCCGCGACCTGGAAGCAAATCATCAAATACGGATGCAGCAATTCGAACAGGAAAATGCCGCAGTCGCACAACAGCTAAACGCCATTGAGGGTTTGTTTACGCAACAGTTAAACGACCCCGCATTGAATGAACTTCGCAGTACCAATCAAGCGGAATGGCTTGCACGGCGCGAAGAAATCGGCCAACAGGTAGGCGTGATCCGGCAAGTTAGACAGCAGGCCGCGCAACGCTACAGCGAGTTTTTGAACGAAAATTTACGCCAAACCAAAGAGCGCGAAATGGGGAGTCTTCGCGAGAGGATGCCCGATTTCGATGAGGGCAAAGCAGCGATCGCACGTCAAACCATGCAGTCGTTGGGATATGCAGATCAGGAAATCGCGTCGATATTTGATCATCGCGTGGTATTAGGTGTTTTGGAATTGAACGCGTTACGTGAAGAAAACGCACGTTTACGCCAGGAAAAATCTAAAGCCGCCGAAACCGTTAAACGCATCAAGAAAGACGTGCCTAAACTGCAAAAGCCGGGCAAACAACGCTTACAAACTAAACAAGGTATTGAGCGTAATCGTATTCAAAAACTCAAAGAACGGGCCGCAAAGTCCGGAACCGTTGCAGATGCCGCCGCGTTAATCGAAACAATGATCTAAAGGTATCTATCAATGAGTACAACTAATTTTGACCGCTATGATTTAGCGACCGAAGGGGATAACGTCAGAGAGGATTTGACCGATGTAATTTACAATATAAGCCCAACGGAAGTCCCGTTTCAGGCGAATATTGGCAGGGGGAGTGCTGATCAGACCCTTCATGAATGGCAAATCGATGAATTAGCCGACCCGGATTTAGGGAATGCCGCCATTGACGGGGCCGATTTTGGTGCTGATGCGTCCGATCCAGCGCAACGGATTGGCGTATATTGTCAAATCAGTATCAAGTATATTGCCGTCTCTCGTCGCGCCAATATCGTCAATAAAGCGGGGCGCAAATCGGAATTGTCGTACCAAATTGCTAAGCGTGGCAAGGAGTTACGGCGCGATGTTGAAGCAATTTCTCTGGAAAATCAGGCAACCTTGCAGGGTACTAGCGCCATTGCATCGTTGACCGCGGGCTTGCCTGCATGGTTGACGACAAACACTGATCGGGGCGTGGGGGGAACTGATCCGGCGCTATCAGGCGGTACATTCGGCCAGCCCACAACCGCAGCCGGAGACGGCACAATACGTGCTTTGTCCGAACAGGACATGCTTGATGTGCTTCGATCCTGCTACGATGAGGGCGGAAATCCGAACATGCTGATGTGTGGTACGCGGACGAAGCAGAACTTTAGTAACTACATGTTTACCGCAAATGCGAGGATAGCAACGCAACGCCAGGATCAAGGTCCGGTGAATCGCGGCGGTGTATCGGTTGTAGGCGCCGTTGATGTATACGTCTCTGATTTTACGGTCTTGGATGTTGTGCCTAATCGTTGGCAACGCGAGCGTGATTTCTGGTGCCTAGACACCGAGTATTGGGAAATTTCGTATCTGGACGGATACAAAACCGAAACCATCGCCAAAATAGGCGATAGCGAACGCCGCCACATACTTGTGGACTGGTGCCTAACTTCAAACAATGAAGCCGCATCCGGTGTAGTCGCTGATATCGATGAAACACTAGCAATGACAACGTAATTTTACTCACGATAGCGAAGGCAGGGGGCGGGCGGCGCCCGCCCCTTCAATCTCGCGGGAGAAATCAATGCCACGTATACAAGTTAAAAGTTTGGATGAACGCTTTGCAACAGCCGGGATTCACATGGGCGGCGGACCGGAACGGCGTAAATTAGAGCCGTTCGAAGTCGTCGATGTAGCCGAAGATTTGGTATTACCCAACGGGATTAATTTACTCGATCTGCTATGGGCAACCGGTAAAGTTGAGTTGACCATGGACCCGCCGACGCGTCCGCTAGATTATGCGACGCAACGTGAAGCCGTACTATGTTCGCCAAATTTTAAGCCGCGTGGACCCAATGAAGAACGCGAACGCGATGCAGCGCTAGCCGCAGTCGCGGAACGTTTGGAACAAACCGCCCCCGATCCGATAGTTAAATCGGAGGCGCCCGCCGAGAAACCAACGCAACCGGCACGACGCCGACGGTCAGCAAAGCGGGCATTGGAAAATGCGAGATTAAAAGATGGGGAAACGCTTTCCGCTTGAAGTATCGCCGACAGGTGTACAACACAGTGTTGATGTAGATGAAAACGGTTTTACCTATATAGAACACACGCCAACGCATATCGAGTCTGAAATACTCGATGAATGCGCTAAATTGCGCGCGCTTCGACAAAACAAGGGCGGCGCGTTCCAGCTAGCCGCAAAAGTCCCGATCAATACGCATACTATGTGGAAACGCGAATGGCGGGAGAAACATAGCGATACGTGGACGTGGCAAACGTTTCTCGCGATGAAACTCAACAGTCGCGAGAATGAAAATTTGCGCGTGGGCCATCAGCGTAGCGGCAAGGGAATGAAGTTATGACCACGCTAGCGCAACTAAAGACAAGCGTTGACGCATGGCTAGCCCGCGACGACGTTGCGGTATCGGGTAGTGATTTTCCGCAAATTCTGTTGATCGCCGAATCGAATATCGCTCGCGATGTACGTTGCGTCGTTCAAGAGGCGACGACAACGCTAACCTTTACCGGGCGTAGCGCCGATTTACCCGCCGATTTTCTCGAAGTCCGCAACCCGTTTATCGACGATAACATCCGCAAATTCGAGTACAAAACACCGCAAGCGATTCGTGAATCAAGCGGATGGGATAACGGTCGCGTGGGGGCGTTCTATACCCTGGAAGGCAGCCCGGACGTAAGCGGATCGGACGATCGGGTTAAAATGGTACTTGCCGCCGCAGCAACCGCGAGCGATCCACTAGACGTCGAGATTAACTATTATCGTCGCTTTCCCGCCCTGGTTAATGATACCGACACGAATTGGTTGCTTACAAATCACTACGATATTTATTTGTACGCCACATTGCGCGCGTCCGCCGAGTATATTCAAGAAGACGTACTCGAAGATCGTTACCAAGCCAAATACGATAACGCTATCGAGAGGCAGCAGAAATTCGAGAATCGTAAACGCTATACCGCCGCGCCCAAACAAGCCTATGCCAATCCGCGGGGCGTTGTATGACGACCGAAGCGCAAATAGTTCCGTTTGGGGAATGGTTGCCGGATCTACCCGAATACAGTAATCCGGGCGCCTTGATCGCGCTCAATGTTATTCCGCAGTTACAAAGTTACCGGTCAATAAACGATCTATCGTCGTTTACGAACGCGATTGCCAATGTCTGCCTGGGGGCGTTTTGGGCGCAGGACGCAGCGAATTTAGTTTTTAATTTCTGCGGCGATGACGCCAATCTTTACGAACTCGACGCCGGTACGACATGGACTAACGTTAACGGGCCGAGCGCACCCTATAGCGCCAACAATTGGGATTTCACAAAATTCGGTCAATTGGTACTAGCCGCCAATAAAAACGACCCGATACAAAAATGGACGCTAGGCAGCAGTACCGCATTTGAGGATCTAGGCGGTTCGCCGCCACAAGGCGCGCGTATTGCCACGATTCGCGACTTTGTCATGGTAGGCGATCTTGATAGCCTGGGTCCGAATTTCGTGCAATGGTGCGGGTATAACAACGCTGAAACGTGGACCCCAAGCCTAGCGACACAATCCGACTTTCAAGAGCTATTTGGCCGCGGTGGACGGGTACAGCGCATCGTACCCGGCGACTATGGCGTGATTTTCATGGAGCAATCCATTTTTACCGCGGAATATGCCGGTTTACCGACCATATTTCAATTTGATGAAGTCGAAACGAAACGCGGCACCCCGGCGCCGAATTCGGTGGTATGGTCCGGCGATAATATCTGGTTTTACGGATGGGATAATTTCTATGTACTTCGCGGCGGACGCACGGAACCGATAAGCCACAATCGAACAAGTTTATGGTTTCGACAAAACGCGTCGGAAACCGGACTCGAAAGCATGCGCGCCGCGGTGGATCGGCGCAATCGATTGGTTATTTGGGCATTCCGGTCGTCGTCGTCGGCACTGATCAACGATCGCCTGATTATTTACAATTGGGGCGCCGATAAATGGAGTTATGCCGAAGTAGAAACGCAGATTCTCGATGAGTATGTCGCGCCGGGCTTTACGCTCGATGAGTTGGATGTTCCGTTACCCCTGGGTATCGACTTAGATTCAATCCCGGTCGATTCTGATCAGTTTCTAGGCGGTAATATTGCCATTCAAGCATTCGATTCGAGCAACCGCGCCGCCACGTTTGACGGGGCGCCATTAACCGCAACGATCGACACCAAAGAAATCAGCGGACCGAATAACTCGCGTATGTTTACCAATGCCGTGCGCCCATTAATTGAGGCAAGCGGATCGAGCACAATTACCGTTCAAGTCGGCGCTCGAAATCGGCTACAAGACAATACTAATTTTGCGGCGCCGGTGCCATTGAACAACGTTAACGGTGAGGCAAGCGTTCGCGTCAATAGCCGTTATCAACGTTATCGAGTGAACATACAAGACGGTTTCAGCCACGGTAACGGCGTTAAAACACAATCCAGACTTAGCGGGGGACGTAGGTAATGGTAACTAAACGAAAGGGGCGCGGGTATTATTCAACTGAAGCCGAAGCGCGCAAAGTAAAAGAACAAATCGAAGCGACGCGCCCAAAGCGTAAGGTCAAGCCAAAGAAACGTTACGTCGATCCAACCAAGCCGACGGCAACCAGTCCGCCGGGTATCGGAACGTCGCCGAGTAGAGCCGCCGAACAATTGCGCCGGATTCGTGAGAAACAACGGCAATTAGTCGAAGCGGCGAAAAAGAAACAAACGAAGAAACGGGCGACAAAGAAAAAAGTAGCCAAACGAAAGGTAAAAAGAAAATGAGCGGCGGCGGCATGAACCGGTATAGCCAACAGCAAACCGGACCCGGTAATTTATGGACAGGTCAAACAAATACACAGATCATGCAGCCGCGCGGTCAAACGGCCGCATGGGGCATGCCGGGTAGTGGCGGTATTGCGGGCTATGGTGGTTATCAAGGCTATCAACAAGGTTGGCCCGGCGCCGGTTACGGTGGCATGCCCAATCGTTACGGCGGCGGTATGGGCGCGCCCGGTTACGGTATGGGCGCATGGGGCAATCCGTTCAGCGGTTTCAGCGGCGGTTACAACCCCTATGGGCCTGGGTCGTATAGCGCGCCGGGTGCGATGCCATACGGCGGCGGGTCCGGCATGTATGGCGGCGGATCGTACAATATGATGGCTAATCAGATGGCGGGTATACCGTATCAACAGATGGCGCGCAGTCGTTTCTCGATGCCATATCAACCGGTTGATATAGAAACCCCGCAAATTCAAGGCAGCGGCGGACTTCATCGCGCGCTACAAGGGGGCGTAAATGCGGGACATATGACCCATGGCATGCAAAATCGATTAGGCGGTGTTGATAGATTTCAAAATCGATTTGGCGGTTATAACGCGTTTACTAATCCGTTAACTAGTTGGCGTTATGAATAAGAAACAGGATTCGTTGAACGCGATTCCTATTTACGGTATCCCGACGATTTACGCCGATGAAGTTTGGGAAAAAGCAGAACCAATAATACAACGCGCGGTTTGGGATGATACCGATGAAACAATCGCGTCGGTCTATAGTGAGGTTATTTCTGGTAATTATCATTTATGGATCATCGGTGAGTTTGAAGCCGTCGCAATAACAGAAATACAAGATCGGCCCGCGCGTCGTGTGGCATGGATACGCTTTATTGCAGGGGAAAACATGGATCGATGGTTTGATGCCTGGATTGCGGCATTAGAACATTACGCGCAGAACGAAGATTGTTATGCAATCGAATTTGCCGGGCGCAAGGGTTGGCTAAAGCATGCGGAGAAATACCGCGACTATAAGCCGTTAAGAACGATTTTTCGGAGGGTTTTATAAATGGGTGGAGGCGGCGGCGGACAAACCGTACAAAAAGCGGACCCCTGGATCGGGCAACAGCCGTATTTGCGCGATATCTTCGCCAATGCGGAAAACTTGTTTAATCAGGGTTACGGTCAAGAGTATTACCCCGGTCAAACAGTCGCGGGATTTGCGCCGCAACAACAACAGGCGTTTGACTTAACAAGTCAACGCGCCCTGGGCGGTTCGCCGCAACAGGCGGCTATGGGTCAATACATTACCGGCACATTACAACAGCCGACGGTTAACCCGTATTTGATGGCGGGCGGCGGCCAACAGTTAATGAGCGGTATTCAACCCGGACAACAGCTATTGCAGACAGGCGGCACCCCGACCGGTTTGGGCATGGCGTCAAATATTGCCGGAATGGGCAGACCCGGCGCCGGAATTGACCCAACCGGACTAGCGCAAATGCAGGCAACCGCAGGCGGCGGCTATTTACCCGGATCGAATCCTTATCTTGATCAGGTTTACGGCACCGCAGCGCAACGCATGGGCGAGCGGTTTCAAGAGGAAACACTACCGGCGTTAGCCGCGCAATTTAGCGGTGCCGGTCGTACCGGATCAGGCGCGCAAGCGTTGATGTTAGGCCGCGCCGCGGGCGAACAGCAAGACGCCCTAGCCAAGCTAGGCGCCGACATTTATGCGCCCGCCTATGAAGCCGAGCGCGGGCGTCAGCTACAGGCGGCAACCGATCTATACGGCACCGGTACGCAAGCCGATATCTCGCGGCGTCAAATGCTGGGTGATCTGTACAGCGGTGGCTTAGAACGGGCAATTCAAGCCGGGGGTATGCTAGGTCAACTAGGTATGGGCGGCATGGAAGGCTTAACCGACTTGTACGGAACCCAAGCCGACGCAATGAAGTCGGCGGCTATGATGGCGCCCGCCTACCGTGAAATGGAGTATGGCGATATTGATCGTTTGGCAGGCGTTGGCGGCGCAGTACAAGATCAAACGCAACGATTGATCGATGCGGCAGTACAACGCCATACATTCGGCCAGCAAGCACCATGGCAAGCTTTGGGCCAATACTCGGATTTAATTCAAGGTATGCCCGCCGGAGCGGGAACCACGACCACGACCGAATCGGGCGGCGGCCTGGGTAGTCGTTTGATGGGCGGTTTGGGTGGCGCCGCAGCAGGCGCCGGGCTAGCCGGGGCATTGGGTCCGGCGGGTGCCGTTGGTATGGCGAATCCGTATATGTTGCCGTTGGTATTGGGCGGCGGCGCGTTAGGTATTTTGTAAGGTGAATTATGGCGAATAACGAGACGAACAACGAAGACACCGGTTTTTGGGGGCGATTAATGGGCGAATCGGGCGGCGGCCTGGGTAGCCTTGCGGCGAATCCGCTATTTAATATGGGCATGGGATTACTACGATCGCGTTACGATCGCGACGTCAATCCGTTCCAAGCCGCATCGCAAGGGTTGTTAAGCGCGGTTGAACAACAGCGCGCCCGCGCGCAAGAACAACGCGCCGAACAGGGGCGAAAAGATTTCATGGAATTTTTGCAGACCGGTCAGTGGCCCGGTGGTGGACAGCCGCCCGCCGATGTGGCGATGTACTTCGCCGATCCTAATCGACCGTCTATGTCGCCGGTTCCGGGTATGGAGCCGCCGCAAATGTCGTATATGCCGCCCTCAGAACAAGGTTTAGCGGCGCAAATGGGAGCGCCGAATCAAGCCCAACAGATGCGCGCGAGCATGCCGCCGTCGATGCAACAGCCGACATTTCAATTCGAATCGCCAGAGTTAAATCGATTCTACGAAGACGAATATTGGAAATTAGCGTTAGGTGAATAATTATGGCTAACGGAAATCCGTTGTTTGGTTTGATGCCGACCGTTGATCCACAACAGTCAGCACAAATGTCTATGGCGGCGCAAGCACAACAGGCTATGCAAGATCCTACAGCGCAAAATCGCGAGTACGGTTTAGTTTCGCCTCAAGGTATGCAGCCACAAGGCGGCCCGGCGCCAACCGGATTCGGCGGACCGGGCGGCATGAATCGATTGAATCAATTGTACGGCGCTATGGCGTCAACCGCAGAAGATCCAACCCGGTTAATGCAGAACTATGTAACCGCGATGCAAACGCAGCAACGACTTGATGAAGCGGCGTCGCCGATGGGTCGCGCCCTATCCATTTACGGCAAGGTTAATCCGCACGACTGGACGGCGGACTCGTTACAGCGGTTTCATAACAATTTTCGAAAAACCGGACAAATGCAATTCGATTTGTTGGAGCGTAAGCGCGCCATGAGCGGCGAAACAGAAAAGCAGATATTCGACGCCCATCAGAAAGTTGAAGAAGCGGGCACCGGCGCCCGTCGATTGGGCGATATTGCTTCCCGGTTGGCTGAAGCCCATCGTAAAGGCGAATGGACCCCCGGACTACCGGGCCGCGCGCTAACATGGTGGCAAATGAACGTATCCGGCGATTACGACAACATGGCGTCGGTTAAACAAGATTTTCGTAAAGAGATTAATCAACTCGTTATCGATAACTTGCCGCCGGGTGTTGCATCCGACCGCGATATACAGATTGCGCGTATGGGCTATCCGCCAGAATGGGCGGATGCCGCCTATCTATCGGCCTATGTCCGCGGCTTGCAAAAGATCCGCGTACTCGAAACGGCGTTCTATCGACATAAAGGTATGTACTTGTCGGCGAAAGAGAACCCGAAAGGCATTACGTCACATTGGGAGCAAGAGCGCGATAACTACGCGCAACGCGCGCTAGCTTCGCACGGATTACAGCCGAATATTATTGATCGTAAGCTAACCAGTCATGAGCAAGCGCGTGAGTATTTCGGTCGCGCCGCAATCGATGAAACCGCGCGCACCGGTGTACTAGCGCCGCCGAACTTAACCGTCGGCACCCCGGTAACGGGCGGCGGCGAAGATTCAACCGCAAGCTATATGCGTGAATTCGGGGGGAGGCGATAAGTATGCCGAACGGTGAAAAACTGTATACCTATGACGAATTGACGACGGCATTAGCCAATGCCGGACGCGCCGCCCGCGCGGACCCGAACAATGTACGCGCCCGACAAGCCGCCGAACATTTCGCCGGGATGATTGACCGGCAAGAATACGAAGAACGCTCTAAATGGTATGAAACCGGTTTACAGGCATTGGGGCAAGGCGCCACATTCGGTTTAGCGGATGAGTTAGGCGCGGGAGTACGGGCCGCCCTAGTCGATCCTGCAATCGCCGCGATTGTTCAAGACAAACGCGCAACCGGTATCGGTGGTTTGGGCGATTACTTTACAACCATGGGCGAGCGTTACGATAAAGCGCTAGCAGAACAGCGGGAGGCGGTTCAAACGGCACGCGAAGAAGATCCGTATCAAATGATGGCGGGCGAATTGATCGGCGGCCTTGCTCAAGGCGGTATCGGTACAGCGGGTCGTTTGCGTTCATTGGCAGCCGCCGGTAAACCGGCGACAACTATGCAGGGAATTAAAGAATCGGCCAAAGTCGCCGCCGGAGTTGGCGCCGCAACTGAGTACGGTATGGGTGAGGGTGACGCTTTTCGCGAACTAACCCGTAGCGGTTTATCCGCCGATACCGCGCGCGAGTTTGGCGAGGCGGTTAGGGAGTCCGGTCGCGGCGCCCGCCGTGGGGCCACCAAGGGGGTCGCCACTCCCGGGGGCCC